TGTTCAACGCCGTTAAAGCTGGCGCTATCGTGCTCTCCTTTACTACAGGCACTCCCGCACTTGATGCGACTACGCACACAGGCGTTATCGTGATTAACACCAAGGATAACGGACGCTACTTCTCTAACGGGACCGTCTGGGCTGCGATCTAATGCTACTCCCGGAACAAGTACAAGTAACGGTAGCTAAGCCTGTGTACTACGCCGGAAGCTTGCGCGGAGTGGGCGACACTCTGACGCTTCCTCGTACTGATGCACGCGCTCTACTCGCTACCACGTCCGTAACGCTTACAGACGATGCTAAGCGCGGTCCTGGGCGGCCTAAGAAGTCTATCTAAATTATACGGGAGGCCCATTTGGGACTTTTTGACAGTATCACAAAGGGCTACTTCCGAAAGAAGCCGGGTAAGACTCCGTTAGGCGTGGGTCTCTCCGCTACGATGTTCCCTGGTGGCGATGGGCTCTTTGTACGCGAGCCCTATACGGGTGCGTGGCAAGAGAACAAGAGTCTAGTAGGCCAGAACGGGATGCTTGCCTCTGGTCCCGTCTTCGCTTGCGTAGACCTTATATCCTCCGACATTTCCAAGCTTCGTATCAAGTACGTTAAGCAAATTGATGCAGTCTGGCAAGAGTCGCCAGCACCGCGATACACGAAAGTACTGAACAAGCCTAACCACTACCAGACTCGCCAGCAATTTATTAAGTTGTGGTTGTCCAGTAAATTGCTCTGGGGCAATACATATGTTCTTAAGACGCGTAACTCTATTGGCGCGGTTATCGCTATGGAGATTCTTAACCCGCGATACGTTATCCCGATGGTTGCGCCGGATGACTCCATTTTCTACCAAGTCACAATGTCCCCTCTGCAGGTTTCCCCGCTAGAGGCTGTGGTGATTCCGGCTAGTGACATTATTCACGACCGTGGCATCTGCCCTTGGCATCCGTTGGTGGGTGTGTCGCCGCTGGTGGCGTGTGCGGTCTCCGCTACGATGGGTAGCAACATTGCGGTTAATTCCGCTGCGTTCTTTGGTAATGCCGCGCGCCCCTCTGGTGTGCTTACTGCTCCTGGCGCACTTACACAAGAGCAAGCTGACAAAGCTAAAGCTAACTGGGCTGCTGCTAACTCAGGTACGAATACGGGGAGCGTTGCTGTACTGGCTGGTGGTCTGACCTATTCGTCTATGACTATGACCAGCACAGACGCACAGCTTATCGAGCAACTTAAATGGTCTGTTGAAGATATCGCCCGTTGCTATCACGTCCCATTGCACAAGCTGGGCGCGGAGACTGCCTCACGTCCTGCCGCTAGCGCGGCTATCTACGAAGGCATGTACTACAGCGATTGTCTGCAAGCGCACATTGAGGGCTTGGAGCTACTGCTAGATGACGGTCTAGGCGTCCCCGATGGACAGGGCACAGAGATTGATACGAACGGGCTTATGCGTATGGACGCAGCGGCACAACACGCAGCCAACGCGCAAGCGGTTAGCTCTGGCGTTATGTCGCCTAACGAGGCACGCGCTACGGTCGGTCTACCTCCGGTTGAGGGTGGCGAAACTCCGTATCTTCAGGCTCAATGGATTCCGCTTTCTATGCTTAAGGAACGCCAAGCAATTACGGACGGTTCGGGAGGCACGACTACGCCAGCGGGCGAGAACATTAAACCTGCTGCGAAGCCTACGGATAAACCCACAGCTAACGCAACGGAAGGGGATTCTAATGAGTGATCTAGTAACCCTTGACGAAGCCAAGTTCCATCTCCGTATTGACGATACGTTCTCGGACGTAGACTTGTCCGAAAAGATTACACAAGCCTCGGACATTGTTACGGACTACGTTGGTACTACCGCAGCGGACGGAAGCACGCCCGCTGATTGGACTACGGACACTGTACCGCCCCGCGCTAAGCTGGCTACCCTATTGGTACTAGCTACGATCTTCGCTAGCCGGGAGGGATTCGACGACCCGCTAAGCGTGGGCGCTGTGTCGCTGCTTTCCCGTCTGCGCTCAGTGGTGTTTAGTTGACTCCCGGCCAGAAGAAACGGCAGGGTTCCGGGATTCTCGCGGGAGACCTTAGCCTTAAGATTAGCCTGCAGAGCAAGACCTCCGGTAAGGACGAATTGGGCCAGCCTATAGACACATGGACGGAATACGCCTTGGTGTGGGGTAGCGTTAAGCAGCTTACAGGGCGCGAGAAGGTTACAGGCGGAACGCAGGTAGACACTGGTACGGCCTCTATCCGTATCCGCTACCGCACAGACGTTAATAACGGGGACCGCGCTATAGCACAAGGTCACACGTTCAATATCGCGTCTGTCTTGCCTAACGTGGCTACACGGGAGTTTACGGATATTGCTTGTACGGAGAACGCTAATGACGGCTGAGTCTATTGTCTACGGCGCACTCTCTACCCTAGCCGCTGGAAGCGTCTATCCGGATGTTGCTCCAGCCGCAACCGCAGCACCCTTCGTAACCTACCAGTCGGTAGGCGGGCAATCATTCTCCACTATTGACAGCGTAACTCCGGCAACGCGCAACACACGCATGCAAGTAACCGTGTGGGCTAAGACTCGCTCACAGGCGGCTAGCATCATGGAACAAGCATTCCAAGCCTTAGTAAATCCCGCAGTAAAGGCTGTGCCTATCGGTGCGCCTGTTAGTACCTTCGAAGCCGATACTTTGCTGTATGGCTCTACCTTAGACTTTTCGATTACATATTTAGGATAACACATGAGTTCTACAGCAATTACCGCACAAGGCACGACTCTCGAATACGGTGCAGCCGCAGCAGCCTTTACCGGCTCTATCACCACTACCACGCTTACCGTTACCGCTGTTACTTCGGGTACGCTGCAAGTAGGCCAAACGGTTAGCGGCGCAGGCGTTACGGCAGGCACGACTATTACGGCGTTGGTCTCCGGTACTGGTGGCAATGGTACGTACACGGTTAGCACGTCGCAGACTGTCGCTAGCGAAGCTATGACGGCTACGCCTGTGTACGCGTTTATCACTAACCTTACGGACGTGTCTGGTTTCACGCAAGCGGCTAACGTTATTGACGTTACCGACCTTGATAGCACCGCAAAGGAAAAGCGCCTTGGTCTGCAGGACTGGGGACAATTGACGCTAGCCCTTAACATTAACCTTAAGGAAGTGTCGCACGCTGCTTTGCTCGCAGCTAAGAAAGCGGGCACTCTGCTTGCGTTCCGCTTCACACTGTCGGACCAGTCCACTATCACGTTCAGCGCGTACGTCTCGAACTTCCCGATTTCCGCCAAGGTTGACGCGGTTGTGTCGGGTTCGGTAAATCTGGAAGTTAGCGGCGACATTACCGTTACCGTTGGTCCGTAAGTCTTAGGATACCTAATGAATAAAGAACAACTTTTCGCAGCACTAGAAGCCGAAGTTAAGGCTGTGGAAGTCAAGGCCGTTAATGCGGTCTTGTACTTCAAGGTACTTACGGGTAAAGCACGGGACGAATTCCAGGCGCTTATCAGTGCTGGTGACAAGTCCGCTAGTCACTTTGAGGCAGCTATCGTAGCCGCTACCGTGGTTGCTGAAGATGGTACGCCTACCTTCACGTCTGACGATGTAGCAGTGTTGCGTACTAAGTCCGCTGCTGCTGTGTCGGAGATTGCCGCTAAGGCACTTGAAGTCAATAAGATTGGTGTTGACGCTGAGGAAGCCGCAGTAAAAAACTAAGGGCCAGCCCAGAGCGCTTGTTCTGGTTCCGGCTGGCTAAAGAACTGCACAGCACAGTAGACGAGTTACAACGCAGAATGTCTAGCGCGGAATTTGGGGAGTGGAAAGCGTTTTACTCCCTAGAACCTTTCGGGGATCGTATCGATGATATCCGTATGGGCACTCTCGCAAGCGTAATCGCTAACGTTAATCGCGGCAAAGACACGCCCCCGTATAAGCCTAACGACTTCATACCGTGGGCACAGGAACCACAAGCGGAACCCTCCGCGCCTTCACCTGAAGCTGTAGCAGTTACGGTGTTCGGCATTAACTTAGCGGAGCTTAAAGCAAGTGGCAAAAAACAACTCATCATTCGTCGTGGAAAATCCGCAAGCCCTAACTGATGTACTGGATAGGGCTGCATTGGGAGCCTCTGAGTCTGCCTTACGTAAAGGCGCGGCTGCAGGGGCTACCGTTTTCTATCGAGAGATTAAAGTTAGGGCTATGCCGTACTACCGTACGGGTACTCTAGAAGACGCGATATTAGTTACTTACATCCCGGAGGAGTCGGTAGCCGGGAAGTTAGCAACGTACGCAGTAACGTTCAATAAAAAGGCGTGGTATGCACGTCTTCTAGAGTATGGACACGCTATAGCGCGTGGTGGCGTTGATGCGTTGGAACACGGAACGTCACAGGTAGCAGCGCGCCCATTTATTAGGCCCGCATTCGAAGCTAAGAAAGAGGAAGCGGGAGCAGCGGTCATAGAACAAATACAAGAGGCTATCAACAATGGCAAATAACCAGTACACGACTAAGGTAACTGCCGATGCCTCCGGGTACACAGCAGAACTTGACCGCGCGCGCAAGTCCGCAGACGCGTTTGCAGCCTCTCAGGCGTCCGCAGCACAGCGCGTAGCTACCGCACAGCAGGCAATCGCGGAAGCCGCTACAACAGGCTCCAAAGCGTCCGCAAGCGCTATCAATAACTTCGTCTCTCAGCTAGCCCGTACAGCGGACCAGGCGGGTAAGACCAAAGCGCAGCTTTTGGAGATGAAGGCCGCGCAATTGGGTATTGCTGACTCCGTATCGGGCTACATCGGTACGATTGATAAGGCGTCAGAGAGTACACACGGGTTTAACCTAAACACAATGTCCGCACGCCGTGAATTGCTGGTGTTGGCGCACGAGGCCTCGCAGGGTAACTGGACTAAGTTCGGCGGCTCGCTGGGCGTGTTGGCGGAACGCACGGACGCGCTTAGCGCTATCCTGTCTGCTGCAGGTTTGGGCGTGGGTCTATTCGCTGGCGCAATTGTATTCGCTGGCGTTGAGATTTATAAGACCGCTAACGCCATAGACGCACTGCAGAAGTCGTCTGTAGCTACCAACGGGTATCTTGGTCTCACTAAAGACCAGATTACAGCAATGGCTGAGAGCCTATCCTTAGCTAACGGTGGTTTGGTAGAAGTTAGCGCGACACTAACCGCCCTTATTGGTTCCGGCCAGGTCTCAGCGGACACACTCTCCACGCTTACCGGAGTTGTTACCCAGTTCGGTAAGGACACTGGCCTAACTGCAGATAAAGCGGCTGAAGCATTCGTTAAGATGATCGAAGACCCTAAGAAGGGTATTGACGAGTTACAGACGAAGTACCACACGTTTAGCGCTGCGCAAATTGAAGTTATCGACGGTTACATTAAGACCGGGGATACGGCCCAAGCTACCAAAGCGTTTATTGACGCTGTAGCCGATTCACAACACCGTATGGCATCGCAAGGTACGCAAGAGGTAGGAATACTTACACGCATCTGGCAAAGCTTCGCAGACGCGGCTAAGCAAGCCGGAGATAACTTTGACCGTATGGGCGTTGCTGCGACTAACGCGCAGAAGCTAACAGACGCACTACAGCACCAAGCAAACGCGCAAAAAGCCCTAGCCTTAGCTAAGAATAGCACCTTCGGTAATGTAATGGGTGCACAGGCTGATGTAGACGCGGCTAATGCACAGGTAGCAGCGCTACAGAAGGTACAAGCTGCACAGCAGAAAGCAGCGGACGATAATAAAGCCCGTGCTAAGTCTGGGGACGCAAAGGTAGCGTCCGATAAGTACCAAAACGCTAATAAGTACGCCAGTCCACAGAGCAAGCGCGACCAAGATATAGCAGGAGAGAACGCGGCCTTTAAGACTGCCACGGAGAACCTTGATAAGAACTCCGCAGACTACCAGAAAGACCTAAAGCAGCACCTAGAGGCAATAGCACAGATTAACGAGCAGTACGCTAAGAAGACGCGCACGCATACTAGCGAGGGCGGCATCAATGCGGCTATCGCCCAAGTCGGCGCGGACAATGCAGCATTGGAGAGCCAGCGTAAGGCGGCTCTAGCGCAAGCTAAGGCGGATTACGACACGGGTAATAAGTCGTATGAGCAATACTATGCACAGGTACATGACACCAACACTAAGATTTTTAGTGAGGAGTTGGCAAACGCTGAGCGTCGCGTAACTATCGCGGCAGGTAAGAAGGAACAAACAGCGCTAGTAGCTGCACAGAAGGAAGTACAGCGCATTACTGACGAGCGCACTAAGGCTGATCAGGATTACACAAGCGCACTTGCTACGCACGCACAGCAGCGCGCGGCTAACGTACAGAAGTTTACGGACCAAGAGAACACGCTACTAGGCAAGCAGCAAAGCGGCTTTGACTCCGCGAATGCTACGCAGTTTATGAGCGCTCAGGAAAAAGCTAACTACGCCGTACGCGCTAACCTGTTTGCTTCCTTCGAGCAGCAGAAAGCGACGCTTAAGAGTCAATACGAGTCGCCCACTGCTGACCAAGCAGAGTACGCACTTAAGCTTGGCGTAGCACAAGACTACTACGATAAAGCGCAGTCACAACTAGAAGCAAACCTAGCCCTGCAACAGACGGTTAGGGAGAGTTTCAACGCGCAGTTTAAGTTAGCCCTGATTGACCAGGCCGGACAGACACAGACCAATGCTGAGCTTATGCGTTCTGGCATGACGACTACGTTTAATGATATGTCCACCGCTCTGGAAACATTCGTTACTACCGGCAAGTTTAGCTTTAGCTCGCTCGCTTCTAGCATTCTTTCGGACCTCGCAAAGATTGCCCTTAAGGCAGCGGAGACGCAAATCTTTAACATGGTCGCTAGCTCGTTTAGTACAGGCGGCGCGGTTGGTGTCGGTGGCGGTCCTCGTAGCTTTGCCACAGGCGGAAGCGTATTCGGTGCGGGTAGCGGTACTAGCGACAGTATCCCGGCCATGCTCTCTAATGGCGAGTTCGTTATCAACGCAGCTTCCACTAAGAAATATAGCGGGTTACTCGAAGCTATCAATAGCGGCAAGCTTTCACACTTCGCTACTGGTGGTGCTGTAGGTTCCGTGGCTAGCTCCAGCACGTCCGCGACTAATGGCAATACGCCCGTTAGCGTAACCGTGAATAACAATGGTGGTGGTGGTCTTGATGATAAGGACGCTGCGGACCTTCATAGCATGGTTCAGGCATTCGTAGACAAGCGCCTTTCACAGAAGATGCGCGGACAAGGCGGCTACGGCTACCAGCTTAGGCACGGACAAATTTAACTTTAAGGAGGGGCCATGACGACTCCCGTATTTACGTGGCAACCCTCTTTAGAGATTGTTGGCACTACGAAGTATGTAGTACGCACAGCGCAATTCGGAGATGGGTACTCGCAGTGTGTTCCTGATGGTATCAACAATAAGTTTGATACGTACCCTCTTACCTTCTCTGGTGACGGAACGAAGATCGCTGCTATCAAAGCATTTCTTGATGCCACAGCGGGCTGTCAGTCGTTTAACTGGACTCCTCCGCTCCGCTCTATCGGTTTGTTCCGCTGTGACACTCCAACTATCCAGCCGCACGGCGCGAACTCCTACACGCTAACCGTTAACTTTACTGAGGTATTTAGCGCATGACAGTATTGCAACTAGTAAACCTCGGTACTGCTCCAAGTGGTGTTGATGGAGACCCGGTACGCACGGGGTTTGGCAGGTTTAATTCAAACGTAGGTGTGCTTAACACCCAGACTACGCTAACCAGTATTCTTGTTACTACAGCACGCGCCCTTACGGCTGCAGATATGGGTAAGCGGATTAAGGTTAATCTTTCATCTGACGGAACCCTTAATTGGCCCGCAGCCAGCACATGCGGCGCGGACCAGGTAGTAACTATTATCAATGTAGGGACTACCATAGTGTCTATGGCCGTGACTTCTGGTAGTGGGGACACAGGAGCGGCTTTATCCGTACTCCAGCCTGGAGACTGCGTTACGTATGATACGGACGGGCTACATACGTGGTCCGCTCTGGATAACAATAGATTGAGTTACGCTCCTGTAGTTTCGACTATCGCGGCGTTACGTAAAATTGGCAAGACCAGCGCAAGTACCGTGTTTGTTACTGGGTACTACTCCGCACATGACGGTGGAGGCGGGGCGTACGTCTGCGACAGTGCGGATACTACTAGCGTAGATAATGGCGGGACTATTATTGTCGCTGCTGATGGTGGACGTTGGAAGCTGCAGTTTACCGGACGGTTATCGGCTAAGCAGTTCGGGTGCCGTGGGGACGCTACGCGCGCTGCATGTGGCACGGGTACAGACGACACAGCGGTTGCACAGAAGTACCTAACCTACTGTAACTCCGTGGGTATGACCGCGTGGTTTCCGTCTGGCGCGTATAGGTTTTCATCTACCCTTAACATTAGTAACTCTGGACAGACTAACTTTCCTATAGGCCGCGCGAGTATCGCGGGGGACGGCGCACAAAATACCGTGTTCCAGTTTGATAACGGTAATTATACAGGCGTGTCTATAGTCGGTTCTGTTACTAGCATCGCGGCAACGTCCATGCAGACCATACGTGACCTAAGCGTGATAAAGGCAGACGGTCTAGGAACTGGTTTGTTTTTGCAGTCACATGCTCACCTTAGCATGTCAGACGTGTGGTGTTTGGGGTGGACTACTGGTATTGATCTAGAGGACGTACAAGAATCAGATTTTAAGAATCTAGATTTCCAATACAACGTAATTGGTCTTCACGCAGCTAAGGTAACCTTCACTCTGCCAAACGTGCTGACGTTCGAAGATTGCACCTTCGGTAATAATAAACAAGGCGGCTTAGACCTTGTAGACCCTACTACCCTTTTATTTAAGGGCGGCTCCATTGAATCTAATAACGACTTAGGCGGTGCTGCATTTACCCCAATTTGGGGCTGTCGGATGACCTTGCAAAATACCACTACTAACGAGGCCACGCAGGTTGCTACATTCGTAGGTACGTACTTTGAGCGGAACGGCAGTGCTACAGTTGGCAAGGGATTAGCTGACGTGTATTTGCAGAACTCCGTACGTGACTGGGGTATCACTCTAATTGGGTGTAACTTTAACCGTGGCACAACGTTTGCAACTAACCAAGTAGGTGTATCCTCCTCCGGTGGTTGGCGTGGCAAACTCACTCTGTTGGGCAATAGCTTTGATGCGCCCGCATTGGGCGGGTATCCCGGCCCTACGGCCTCCCGCCCGTACTGGCAGATTTTCGGTGACATTAGTAAGGTTGAGGTTATCGATGAAGGCAACTACTACCAAAGCTCTGTAGAGGCTCCTAACTACACAGGCTCCGTGGCAATGCCCGCAAGCGTTCAATGTGCCCAATCCCGTATTGGTGGCTCAGTACACTTTAACGGAACCACTGCAGCCATTAGCTCTAGTTTCGGTGTAGCCTCGGTAACCCGTAGTAGCACAGGAACGTACGTAATTACATTCGCTAACGCGCAAGCGTCCACGGGCAAGCGTAACTATACATTTAGCTTCGGTGGTGCGGCCGGTATTGGATTCTTTACGGCGGAGACTACTACCACACTTACATTCCAAACGGTGCTACCGGCTAACACGTTAGCGGACTTCGGTCACGTTATGGTCCAGTGGACCGCAGACCCTTCGGCCTAATAGGATCGTATGACAATTACAGCAGATATCCAGACGCTAGAACCCGGCGCACTTATTGAGTTGTACGAACTAGATTGTACTTCTATGGGCGGGGACGTTCTCAGGTTTCACGCTCACCTACAAGCGGGAGATATTCTCTGGCAGGGTGTGGAGTACTCCCCGTGGCCTATTCAGGCTGCAGGATTCGAGCGTACAGGGGATGCTAGCCAACCCGCCCCTACCGTTACCGTGGCTAACGTAGATGGAAGTATCTCCGCGTTGTGTGTCGCCCTAGGTGACTTGTGCGGGGCTAAGGTAAAGCGTCATAGAACGCTGGCTAAGTATCTTGACGGACAACCCGGAGCGGACCCTTCTGAGGAGATGCCTGTAGAACTTTGGTATGTTGAGCAGAAGACCGCAGAGACTAACCTTAACGTTGAGTTTACCCTGTCGTCCGCTCTGGACTTCTCAGGAACTCAGCTACCCTCACGTCAGGTAGTAGCGGGCCTCTGCCAGTGGGCATACAAAGGACTGGAATGCGGTTGGGTTCCCGTTACGTTCTTTGACAAGAATAACAATCCTACTAGCGACCCAGCACAGGACGCATGCGGTAAGCGTCTGTCTAGCTGCAAGGTGCGCTTTGGCGCTACTAATCCCCTGCCCTTCGGTGGCTTCCCGTCAGCGGGAACCGCAGGCACACTCTAAAGGAACTCTATGGACAGCACGCTAAAGGCTGCTATCGCTTCACATGCTCTGCAGTGCTATCCAAACGAGTGCTGCGGGGTCGTGGTTGGCGGGGTGTATCTACCCTGCAGGAACATCAATCCAGACCCACACAGGGCGTTCTCGATTGATCCAGAGGACTACGCGTACGCGGAGGACACAGGGACGATTGAGGCGGTAGTCCATTCCCATCCTGGAGGCCTCGCAAAGCCTAGCCAAGCGGACTTAACCGTATGCGAGGGGTTAGGTGTGCCTCTCTGGGTAATCGTCTCCCTTGGTGCGCAGTTAGACGGCTCAATTGGAATTGAGGATTGGTGCGAGTTTGGGCCTAGCGGCTTCGAAGCTCCGCTAATCGGCTGTGAGTTCTCCCACGGAACTAACGACTGCTTTGGCCTCGTACGCCGGTATTACTGGCAGACGTACGGTGTAGTGCTCCCTGACTTTCATAGGTCCGGTGAATGGTGGAACGATGGAAAGTCTAGCCTGTACACGGATAACTACGAGGCATGCGGTGGTGTAGCCATGTCATTAGGTACGCAGCTACAAGAAGGAGACGTTCTATTGATGAAGATTCGCAGCCGGAACAACACTCCTAATCACGCAGCGGTCTACGTGGGCAATGATTCAATCATTCATCATGTGTGGGGCCAGTTATCCAGAAAGGATAGCCTGCCACGCTACCGCGATTACGTAACCCACATTATCCGTTATAAGGAGGCCGTGTGTCAGAAAAAGTTAGAACGATTAGGCTGTACGGGAAGCTAGGGGCACGTTTTGGCCGTGTGCATAGGTTCGTGGTTAGGTCTCCTCGTGAGGCTATGCGTGCACTCGTGGCTATGGTTCCTGGATTCGAGCGAGAGCTAATGACTAGCAAGGATCGCGGAATTAAATACGCGGTCTTTGTTGGTAAGCGGAACATTACGGAACGTGAATTAGAGTACCCAAGTGGTAACGATGATATTCGCGTTGCTCCTATTGCAGTAGGCGCTAAGAACGGTGGAATTTTTAGCATTATAGCTGGTGTCGTTCTTATCATCGCGGGTGCTGTTACTTCGTACTTAGGCGGCTCCGGTGTGCCTCTTATGCAGCTTGGCGCTTCTATGGTGTTCGGTGGTGTTGCACAGATGCTCTCTACACACGCCGCAGCGTCTAACGGCAATAGCAATAGCGCCGCAACCAAGACTTCCTACTATTTCAGTGGCGCAGAGAACACGGCCTACCAGGGCGGTCCCGTACCGTTGCTCTATGGTCGTATGCGTGTTGGCAGTACAGTTATTAGTGAGGGCATCCTCGCTACAGATACCTAATTCTAGCGAGGCAGCATGAGAAAAATTGTACAGGGTGCAGGCACGGGTTCTGAGGGCGGTTCTACACATACGCCCACACAAGCAGACGACACGCTAAGCAGCACGGCCTACGCACAGATTATGGACTTGGTTTCAGAGGGTCCAATCTATGGATTTCCAACACCTTCTCCGTGGCAGTCTGTATATTTCGACAATACGCCCGTGCAGAACGCGGACGGCTCTACAAACTTTAACGTAAAGCAGGCGGATTACCGTCTAGGCTCATTAGACCAGACGTATATATCTGGCTTCGATAGCACGGCTAATACCACGTCAGTAGGCGTAGAGCTTAAGCAGGTTACACCGTGGGTACAGACAATTGACGATCTAACCATTAATGCGGTTAGTATAACGTTAGGTGTACAAAGTCTCCAGCAAACGAACCCTAATACGGGAGACGTTACCGGGTATCTAGTCGCGTACCAGATTCAGCTATCCGTAGACGGCGGCGCGTACACTACCGTAGTAGCTACTTCCTTTAACGGTAAGGCTTCGTCCACCTACAATCGCTCGCACCGCATTGAGCTTAACGGCGCGGCGTCCACGTACACTATTCGTGTTGTTCGCACTACGCCGGATACTACTGATTCATTCATTCAGGACACTACTTCCGTAGTTAGCTACACCGAACTCACGGACGGAAAACTTAGGTATCCTCTTAGTGCAGTCGTAGCGGTATCGTTGGATGCAGCACAGTTCTCTAGCGTCCCTACCCGCTCGTACGACATGAAGGGCTTGTTAATCAAGTACCCGTCTAATTACGATCCTGATACGCGCGTTTACGCTGGTACGTGGGATGGTACGTTTGTAACCGGGTGGACGGATAACCCAGCGTGGATTTTCTATGACTTAGTTTTGAATACGCGGTACGGTCTGGGTGCGAAAGTCGATGCAACAATGATTGATCGATTTTCCTTGTACCAGATTGCTCAGTACTGCGATGTAATGGTTAGTGACGGCAAGGGCGGCTTAGAACCTCGCTTTACGTGTAACTGTTATATCCAGTCTAGAACAGACGCGTACAAGGTGCTGCAGGATTTAGCTAGCGTGTTCCGTGGTATGGCTTATTGGGCTGCGGGTGCTGTCGTAGCTACATCCGACATGCCTACGGACCCTGTGTACGTGTACACGGCGGCTAATGTCATTGATGGTCAATTCAAGTACGTAGGTAGCTCACTTAAGACACGCTACACGGTTGCTCTGGTTACGTGGAACGATCCTGAGAACGCTTATAAGTCCGCAGTAGAGTATGTAGAAGACGCGGACGGCGTAGCTCGGTACGGAATTAACAAAGCTGAGATTACCGCGTTTGGTTGTACTAGCCGCACGCAAGCGCAGCGCGTTGGCAATTGGTCTATCCTTACGTCCCGCCTTGAGACTAACGGCGTAACGTTTAGCGTGGGTCTTGACGGAACGCTAGCGCAGCCGGGACAGATTATTGCAGTAGCGGACCCAGCTAGAGCAGGCCGAAGACTTGGCGGGCGTGTCCACGCTGTCTCCGGCACTAATCAGGTTACGGTAGATAAGCTAATGGCACAGGCGGCTATTGGCGATACCTTTACTGTGGTATCGCCTTCCGGCGTTGCTGAGTCGTCCACTATCTCCGGCATCTCCGGTAACGTGGTTAATGTAAATCCTCCGTTAGCGGCACCGCCTGTAGTGGGTTCGGTCTACATGATCGAGAGCGCTACGGTAGAGTCTCAGTTATTCCGCGTAAATAGCGTAGCAGAGAAAGACGGTATTACATTTGAGATTAACGCTCTCCAGTACGAACCAAGCAAGTACGCTGCTATCGATAGCGGCGCTTCTGTGGACGTTCGCCCTACTACCGGCATCCCGCTAAACACGCAGGCTCCTCCTACTGGTGTGGCCGTCTCGCAGTACGTGGTTACGGACCAAGGTATAGCTAAAACCAACATGACGATTTCATGGCTAGCCGCTCCGGCTGCTGTGGCTTACGTTGTGCAGTGGCGGAAGGATAGCGGGGATTGGGTAGACGGTGGGCGTACTGGCGGAACCTCGCTAGACGTGCATAACATCTACCAAGGTAGCTACGTTGCTCGCGTACGGGCAATCAATAGCCTTGACGTTAGCTCCGTGTACGCTATCTCGTCAGAGACCGCCTTAGCGGGTAAGACGGGTGCTCCTCCGCTGGTTTCCACGCTTACGGCTAGTACAGATCAGATATTCGCTATTCGGCTTAATTGGTCGTTCCCGGCCTCTGCATCTGATACCGCCTACACGGAGATTTACTCTAGCCATACTAACGACTTCACCACAGCAACACAGTTAGGGCGCTACAGCTATCCGACCAGCACGACTAACCTTATCGGTTTGGTTGCCGGGTTTGATATGTACTTCTGGGCGCGGCTGGTGGATACCTCCGGGAATATCGGATCGTTCTTTCCGGCTAGCACGGGGGCTGGTGTACACGGTATGTCCACTATGGACGCTACCGCTATTCTTGGTTATCTAACTGGACAGATTACCGTAACGCAATTATCCAGTGACTTGCAGCAGACTATCTCCCTATTCTCTCCTGAGATGGCAGGTAGCGCCGTGGCGTTTGCTGGGGATAATACCTTGTTCGCTGGTGTGTGGTCTGAGCAGGACGCGCGGATTACTGGCGACTTGGCTACGGCCACTAAGTTAGATCAGGTGCAGGCTGTGGCGGGGAATGCAAGCGCGGTTGCTGCGGCTAGCTTCAGCGCGTCCGCGTCATTATCCGGCCAGCTTTCCGCCTCGTACACTATCAAGACCCAGATTACACAAGACGGGCGTACGTATATCGCTGGTATAGGTGTTGGCATCGATAACAGTAGCGGCGTGGTCGAGTCACAGGTATTAGTGGCTGCGGACAGGTTTGGAGTGATTCAGGAGATTGGCGGAACCGCGTTTGTACCGTTCGTTATTCAGGACGGCACGGCGTTCATTAACTCCGCCTTTATTGGCACTGCGTCTATCACCACTGCAAAGATTGCGGACGCGACTATCACAACCGCTAAGATTGCTGATGCTAATATCACAAACGCGAAAATTGCGGACGCTAGTATTACCACAGCCAAGATTGTGGATGCACAGATAACCAACGCCAAGATTGGTAATGCGGCAATTGGTACGGCTAATATCCAGAACGGTGCGATTACAAACGCACAGATTGGTACTGCTACAATTACCACGGCTAATATAGGTACGGCTCAGATTGACACAGCGCGAATCGGAGCTAACGCGGTAACTACCTCCGCTAGCTTTAGCTTTGGTAGTACGCCGGGATCACAGAATTATGTGGGTCGGGGAGGTACGGCTATTGTATTGGCTGCGGGTGCGCCTGGACAGGTAGGATTAGTGCAGTTTGTTGTTAATGGCGTAACCCTGTCGTCTACCGGTGGTGCTACTGCGTTTGCCACTATCACTATGGCAAACGGAAATAACACCGTTAGTAATACCCAAGCAGGCACGGTGTCTATTCTGGAGGCGGTACGGTGATCACACTTTTTATTTACAACAAAGCGACTGGCCTTATTTTGACCGCTATCACAGGGTCAACATTAGCCGTAGGAGATCAGCCCACTACGGATACACAGGATATCGTGTATGGAGTGGCTGGTAGGCCCGGACAATACTTCAATGTGAAAACGGGAACCGTGCAGGACACGGCCCCGTAACCCGCTGCTTACTCCGCGCTAGCCACGCGTACCCAGTGGGGCCACTCAGCAGGGGCGCTGCGGACGCTGCGTGCTTGCGGGTACTTCGCCATTTCCTCAGCTACACGTGCGGGGCTAGCGGTTTGCCATCCGGGAAAGAATCCTAGGTCTGCGGCTGCACCTGTCCCGGTAGCTCCTTCTGAGCCGCCGTGTGCCTGTCCTGCTGTACCGCGCCCATCTGCAAAGGCGGAAGCGGCTGCAAGGGAGAGAATCAGGGTAACTACCAGTTTGTTCGTTTTCATGGTCAGTCCTCAGTCAGTGATGGGTGATTCGTATCAATAATACATTTAACGGCGGAGTCAGGATAAACCTTTAGTTCCTGGTTCGCTTCCTGATGTACCCATAGTAGCTATCTTTCCTCACTCTGTCCAGGACTATTTACAGTCCCGTACATAAATAATTTATATCGCTAAGCCCTACCTCATAGGGCGTACTTAGGAGTCCTATGGGTCTTTTTACACAAGCTGCGGACGCGGCTGAAGCAGCAAGCGGCGCTAAGGTAGTAACCAGCGTTGCGGGTGCAGCCTACGGGCTAGCGGGGTTGCCTCTGGGGACCATCGTATCTATCGCTACCTTGCTCCTCACGTTGTTCTATATCTGGGGAGCCTTACCCCGCGTCTACCGCACAGCCGTAGCACTTAAGCGCGGTCTGATTAACAAGGATTGGTCCCTGTGGCAAAAGTTAGGCGACCAGCCCACACCTACTAAGGACGATTAATGTTTGCGACCTTAACGGAAAAGATTCTAGCCGCTGTTCTAGGGCTAGCTATGTTGGTTGGCGCATGCCTCGCTGTGTACGCGGGCTATGAGCATATGCAAGCTCAGAAGGCACAGATTACCCAGCTACAGGCTGAGAACGTGCAGGAGAAAGCTAACACGGCTGCTGCGTTGGTTGCGGCTAGTGCGGTAGCGGCTGCGCTCGATACCAAGGCCACGGTAGAGGCTACGGCCACTAAGAACCACACAGCTAGTACAGCACAGCTAGCCTCCGCAGTTACGGCTAACAAGGTGGTAGCTAGCACGGTTGTGCCGGAAGACGTATGGACGGCTATCTACGGGAGTAACGCCAATGCGAAATAATCTCGTTATCCTGGCCTTGCTCGTAGCTCTGGGCTGTATGTCGGGCTGTGCGGCCCTTACGCCCGTCCCTGTTGTGCAGGTATTGACGCCTCCAGACGGGCTGTTACAGGACTGCGTACACGCCCCACGGCCTACCGGGAACACAATGGGAGACCTTGCTCAAGCTGTCATCAATGAGCGGGGAGTCGTGGAGTCGTGCGATTGGGCGGATAAAGCGGCTCTCCGTGCGTGGAAAGCCACGGCTACCGCCAAGTGAGAAGCACGTACACCGTGCAGCCTTACGGGATGCGGATTGCATTTACCGATAACGTAAAGGAGTTTCATGCGCTGCGACACTCAAAGGTAGACTTTCGCGGGCTGGCTGGTGGGTGGGATGCAGGTAAGAAGGTAGACGGCGTGATAGGCGTATTTGACGGGAGCATTCTATCCTTGGTGCATGAGGCCGTACACGCGGGCTCGTACATCCTGAAAGCGTGCGGGATCGATCCACAGTCTAACGAGGCGGAACCTCTGGCCTATCTGGTGGATCACCTTGTAGCAATCGGCAGGAAGCGACTTAACCTCCGCTAGACTGTCACACAGACGCTTCCCACAAGATGCAAATAGATAACTCTAAGTGATTGATTTTAAACGGTTTTAACACTACTACGAATAGAGATTGTCCACAGCGGAAAGCGCCTGTATCATAGAACCCAAGCCACATAAGGCCTACAGACCAGAAATTACTCTAGTGTCTGTCACACAGGGTACAGGTGCTCTATGAGCGAACATCTCGTTAGACGTGGTGCGCGGTATTACTACAGGCGTAGGGTTCCTACTGATTTAGTACCACTCCTGGGCAAGCGGGAGATACAGCGGGCATTGGATACCAGCGACCCCAAAGAGGCTACGGTACGTGCTCGCAAGGTGGCTGTGCAGATAGATGAACTGTTTGCCCGGACACGGACACAGGATGTAATACGGGGTGCTTCGGAGTATCGGCAGGGACTAGAAGGGATGCATGCGGATGAACACGGAGACCCGGACGACAACGAGCTACGGGACGATGTAGAAGCAGCCCGTAACGAAGCGGCCCTAGCTCATTTCATGGTGGGTATTGACACGGCTATAAAGGATGTGCTAGCGGGAGTCGCGTATAGCCCCGCTGTGCCTCTCGTAACTGAAGTGGCCACCAGTGCGCCAGCCGTAGCCGTGCGGGACGCTGTAGGGCTATCTGAGGCGTTGCGAAAGTGGGAAACGGAGAGAAGCCCAGGTGGTTCTATTATCGCTACCGCGCATAATGTGGTTTCCCGGTTCTGGGAAGTGTGCGGCAAGTTACCATTACGGAAGATTCAACGGGAGCATATCGTACAGTTTCAGACTGCGCTTAAAGCGGATGGCAAGCAGCCGGGTACGGTTAAGAATTATCTGGCTATCTTGAGTGCAATACTCGGTGTAACTGTAGACGCAAAGTGGATTACGTCTAACCCGGTTACGGGTGTTAAGACTGCAGGGCAGAAAAGCTCTAAGACCGCTCGCTTACCTTTTACGGTTGACGAGATAAACAGGATATTTGGGAAGTTACCCGCTAGTGGGGCTATGCACTGGATGCCGATAATCGGGCTATATACCGGATTACGGTTAGAGGAGATTGGACAGTTAGCGCCTGCTGATATTGTGCAGGAGCGCTACCGGGATAAGGAAGGGAAAGAGCATTCGGTGTACGTGATATACGCCACGGATGAAGGTGAAGGCCAGCGGTTAAAGACTGACTCTAGCCGTAGGCGTGTGCCTGTACATAAGACACTGGTAGACCTAGGGTTTATCAAGTACGCACACAGCCAGAAAGGAGCGCAGTTATTCCCGGAGTTAAAGCCTGGCAGGAACGGACGAAAGACGGCTACTATTAGTTCTAGATTCTCTGAACTTAAGCGTAGCGCGGGTGTAACGGATAGCCGTAAAGCGTTCCATAGTTTCCGCCATTGCTTTAAGGATTACATGCGTGAGGTAGGAGTAGCTGAGGAAGTATCGGATGCATTATCCGGCCACTCTAGCGGTAGCGTATCCCGGAACTACGGGGCGGGGTTTTATCCCTTGCGTCCGTTAGCGGAAGCTATTAACCGTTACGAAGTCCACGGCGTTATTGTGCCCGCCTAACGTCTACGTCAGCGCGATAGTAATCTTCGGAGGCGCTTTGCAGTGTGTCTAAGCAGGTGCCTACGTCTGTCTTGCTACAGTTAGCCGCTGCTTCATTGAACTGCCGTTTCTTATCGTTACGGAAGTTTACGGACGCATATAACGCCGCAGCACGTACCATGTAAGATTCACGGTCTCTCGCTGCTTTATCCTGGCATGCGGCCTGGCGGGAAGGAAACATACCCATAATAGAACAGCTACTCATGTCTAGCGTATATAGTTGCTCCGCTTGCTGCTGATACGCTGCGGCTACGTTTGCAGGTAACGCCTGTGCGTGCGCGGTAGCACATACAGCAGTTAGGACCAACGTTGCGAGTAGCTTAAACATTTCAATCTCCGTTATTGTGGCGGCCAGTCTATCTTATCAGTATCCGGGTGTGGCTCGCTAGGCGTAGCCCGGTCTAGTATGAACACTACAGCGGTAGTCAGGCACGCTAGTACGATCATAGCGGCTAGGATTAGCAGGCTACCAAGCATAATAATCCTCGTCTGACGTAGCAGCCTGGTTGCGCTCCTCGGCATCGTAGCAAGGTTTGCACGAATACATAGGCAGGGTAGCGGTTTGTCTCAGGGCTACGCCCTCCTTAAGATCGTTACAACAGGGGCAAAGCTCCTTGACCGTGACTGCAAGCGCACGGTTACGCCACTGGTCTAAGTTCATTTCGCTGCATCCCAACCGCGCAACCACTCCGCGCGCATAGCCTTGGATTGATATGGGCATGATTCGCGGCGAGCGTTGCATACGTGCGCTTCGTAGCCTACCCAGAATGTTACTTGGTGCTTAGCTGACATTTCGTACTCCTCAGTAGAGGCGTTCCTGCTGCCTATGTACGTAGATTAGTTTCTCCCGCCCACTGTGTCAAGGACTATTTTGTGTCCCGTACAATTTAAATTAAGGGCCAGCAATGCCAACAATCAACAAATCAATCCTGGTCCGTCTCGTAGGTGCCGCCGGTCTAGCCGCAGCACTCTTTACAGCGGGATTTGAGGGAAACTCCAGCAAGGTCTATGTAGACCCTACGGGCAATAAGACGGTCTGCATAGGGCATGCCTACACGGGACCAGACGGGAAGCCTCTGCGGGTCGGTGTGGAGTACTCAGACGACGTTTGCAGCTACTTGCTAGGCGGGGATATTGCGGAAGCTCAGAAGGCCCTAGCGACTAGGGTTAAGGTTCCGCTATCAGATGGGGAGAGGCTGGCGTACACCGATTTTATATTTAATATGGGTGCGGGTGCATTCGCTAAAAGCTCGATACTGCGTAAGCTGAATAAGGGTGATCGCAAGGGAGCTTGCGCGGCCTTACTGCTGTACGTAAAGGGTACGGTTAAAGGGAAGCTAGTAACGCTTCCCGGATTGGTTACTAGGCGCAAGGCTGAGAATAAAGCGTGTCTAGGTTAGAATGTGTTTCCACGTCTTACCCTGTACAACCCCGTGTAGTACGGACTCACTGATACCATACTCTCTAGCTAGCGGACGGATACCGTTAGTCTTGCATCTGGGAACCCAACGCCTACGAATCTCCCGTACTACGTCTTCGGTAAGCTTAGCCATTGGTCTAGACGCGCCTCGTGATTGCCTACCACGCTTTCGCATGTCGTCCATATTCTGCGCCTGCGTACCAGGCTCTAGGTGTTCACCATTGATGCATGCAGGATTGTCGCACTTATGACGAATAACAATACCTAGTATGCTGTCGTGCGTTACACCGTTGTATTCACAGTAGGATAGACGGTGTACATAATATCGCTTCATGTTACGGGTTACCTGTCCGTATCCGTTCTTATCTAGGTAACCTTGGAACTCTATGCAAGGTGTTAGCATCAAGCCCACGCGTAGAGCGATTCTGTTACTCCACTCAAATCTAAATCTCCGTATTCTGGTAGTGGTGGTAGTTTGGCTTTAGCCTCCGTGGATAAGGGTGCGGTTACATCAGCGGTCCATTTAGCTAACAAGTCGTTAGACATTAAGTTAATGAACTGCTCTCGTGTACTCCTAAATACTTCACCACATTGAGCGAAAGGCGCTCCGAAAGAGTCATGCACCATAAACAGATTACGGACGCCCTTAGCGTGCAAATCATTAACGACCATAGCCATATGTGAAGCGTCCACGCCATGCACGAAGTTAGGTGCTACGCCTGCTCGCTGTCCTTTTTTGCTCAATGTGTCCCCATTAATATAGAAGCTACGGCTATGGCGTTTGCCCAATACCACAGTCTCAATTCTTACCGTGCGTTCCATGCGCCTATCCTGCTCGACGTGCAGCCCCGCAGGAGTTACCCAACACAAAGGAATGTTCTCCTCTGTGAGTACATCGGAGACGGCCTGCAGGTATTCCATAGCCCGCAGCATACCTGGCGCTACATCGGCAAAGCATTCGTTAATCTTAGCGGCTAACCACATACATTCAGCTTCCGGAGCACCAGTCTTAGACTGTACCTGTTCTGCGAAAGTGTACGCCCCCGCGCTATATACCTTAGTCATGCTAGGCGCTTTGAGTAAATCGCGGTCTAGGGTCTGCTCTGCCCAATACTCTAGGTGGACTAGCTCTTTATCGTCCGCAACGTCTACCCGGTTGTACAGTCTTTGAAATAGTGCAGCAGCCATGCGCCCATAGTAATCGTCACCTCGCGGGGCGGGTACTAGATTAACCATCGTTCCGGCTGAGCTATCCCGCGTCATACCGGCCAGCATTTGTACACCGCTGCAGCTACCGTCTAATGCACCAGCGAGGCGGCTACGGAACCCTACGCCCTCCTCTTGATATCCGGCCCACTCGAAACATGCGGCTAGGAACTGCCAAGGCTTATCTACGGCTACAGGAACTACCTTCCCGCGCTTTAGCTTCTGTAGTCCGAAGCCGCCTACCAAGTGCCACGCGCGTACCGTCTCAGGGCTGTTAGCAACGCTTACAATCTCTGCGCTGTATTGCAGCGTCCACGCTTCCCGCTCCTCTGGTGTGCGTGTCCTGTACTCTCCGTCTACAATCTCCTTATCTGCTCCCGCCAGGTTACACAGGTGGATAGCCAGCCATTTAGCTCCCGCCTTCCCCAGCGGCGTTCCGTCCGCAAACTCCAAGCATCCCTTACACAAGTCCGCACCCTGCGGGCTAATCAGGCTCGTAGCAGGATACATGCGGCTCCGCCAATCCAAATTCCAAGGAAAGTAGAACTCCTCAGCATCCCGCAGGGCGTTCAGTGCAGAAATCGTTAGGGCGCTCCGAATCGTCTTAGACTTGCGTACAGCCTCCGTTTCGTCATGCCGTGCTTCCAGATACCTACCCAGCACCAGCCTTCCAGAAAGCTCCTCCGCGTTAGCCTGCAGCTTCCCAGCCATATCTAGCACGCGCCTATTAACCCGGAACGGTGTACCCTGTAGCGCGTTCAATGCGGCTACGATCACAGCAGAACCAATGGGTCGGGAGTTACCACGCACCGCCCTGATACCCGCATGGAGATAACCTCCGTGTGTCGCGGTAGGCGTCCAGGGTACGGGAGGGACTAGCATAGGTTTGCGTTCTGAAAAGTCAGCAGATACGCCGCCGCCTAACACTTCCTGCAGGAACTTATCTGTAAGTGTGAAGGTGTTAGGCTTGCGTATACGGGACATAATCCGTTGCCCGCCCGTGTTCTCCGCAACCCATCCCGTAGCATCTACGAAGTGATCCAGTAAAAGTAGTGCGGCTTTCTCGTAGGCTAGTTCCTGTTTAACCTTAACGCCTGCGGAGCTTGTCTTATATATCTCAGCACCGCAACACAGGTTACGTAGCTTAGCTCCAAGTATCCCGGCCAGTGTCTGTACGCTCAGCGGCTTATCAGAATCCGCCATGCGCCCAGTGACCGATAGTACAGCGTCCCACGTAGCGTAAGCTTGCTCCTCTACCGTAAGCTCATTAACTGGATTAGACCGGCCTCCAGTGTGTTCTATATGCGTCTTTCCTTGCTTGGTACGCTTACCGGAATGCAACGCCGTTACGAAGGTATCAAGCCCAGATTGCAGGGCAGTAACGTTCAAATGCTCAGCGTTGGCGTGTAGCGATAGCTCGCTATTAACCTGTCGGCTAGACTCAGCCTCTAGGCATAGCTGCTTTATAACTAGTGTGCCGTAGCCCTCCTCCTGCAGACGTTCCACATGCTTACGAGCAAACGGACCAATGCAGGGGATACTATCAATCTCTACTTTAGTTGCTGCTTCTCGCTGTGCTGCGTAAGATTGAATTGTCTGCATTGTCCCTCATGGTTATTAGCCCCACTGCTCCGCGAAGGCTTGCGCAATGCCCGCATACGTACGAGAACGTTCCTTTTCTCTATCCGGCCCAGGTGAGGCGTTATGGCATGCTGCTTCGATACGTGGAAAATCTGACTTCTTAGTTTTAGCTACCAGTTTAGGCAGGTTCTTTAGCCACAGACACGCGCCCTTTGTGTAAGGCTCTCCGAACATCCACGGCTGTACAGTTTGCGTATAGCGTCCAATCCGGGACATAGCTAAGCCGTGCGGCTGGGAATTCTCCAGACAGATACGCTCGACAGGAGCATTCTTAAGCAGGTTAAAGAACTCCGCGCCCTCCTCAAAGTCCCGCATACGGTTAGGATACTGCGGGTGTCTGCGTCGCTGCTCGGCGGGTAGGTGCGTATCCTCCGGGTGATACATCCAACGGATACCGGCCAGCGTGTTAAACGTGCAGTACGGGTGCGCTATCATCAAATCCCACTCGTCACTAGCCAGTAACTTCCTTACGTCGCACTGGTAATGCCGCGCGTTACGAGACGGTGTAACCTCCGTGGGGCGTAGGTCGCAAGATACAACTTGATGCCCCCGTTTTGCGAATGCTTCTCTTACCCTACCGGAATACTCGCAAGCCACCAATATGCGACTCATGCGTAAGCGAACTCAAAGTAATCCCGCTCTAGTTCCTGCACCAGCTTATGTAGCTCAATCTGCGGCAGGTATTCCCTAGCCTCGTAGACACGCTCGCGTGCTTTCCGTGTGTTGCCTGTCATTAGCGCAATAGCGATAAGGTCATAGAATGCCCGGTATGCCCCTACTGTGAGAACGTCAGAGACGGCGCTCAATCTTTAATCCCGTATTGCTTACGGATAAGTTCAGCCAGAAATAGACCGTTAGTGTTGGCGTGGTCAATATCAAGCTCTCCGCTATGATTCTCGTCTACTTCCCCGTTCTCGTTGAGGTCGCGGGAGTCCAATCCGTAGATAGCAATCCGGTTCATATGCCGTTCGTAAGAAGACCAGTAACGGTCAATACCCTCGTCTACATCCCGCCAGCTATGTGCGGCGTATTTACGCGCACCGAATGTAAGAACCTTTGCGATTCCCAGCAACGCACGCGCGCAACCAAAGCGCAGCAGCGAGAAGCGCGGCTTACCACCGTCGAACTTCATTCCGGTAGCTGCTGGCGTATTATTAATCGTTACATCTACGCGTGGAGTGAACTCCTGTACACGTCGGGTTTTCATAGCCCAGCAGCCATCCCTATGCGTATCCCTGTCCCTACTAAAGCAATTTGGACACTCATACTTTTGCATATTTCCTCCGCATTTTCGCAATCTTCATAGCGCGCCTAGCGGCGAATCGCTCAGCGTCAATTAATCCGTTTTCCTGCAGCACAATAAGAAAAGCCGCAATATCTGCGGCCTCGTCTGTCAGGTTCTTTAAGCCACAGTCACCACGGGCTTTCTTCATCGCAGCTTGGGTAAATTCGGCTGCTTCCTCCGCAGCGTGGATCAGGAGCTTTATCACTAGCTGGCTACTCGCTTCTTATCGGCCTCTAAGTAGTAGCCCACTCTAAACCCGTGGTCCCAATCTGCTCCGCCCTCTGTCCAAACCGGGTACGGGTTCATACCCCGTACATTGAAAGAGCTTGCACGCTTACCAACCTCTACGCCTCTGAGAAACGCGGGTGATTCAGTCATATTTAATTAACCAATAGGTTCTTACGTTGGTCTTTAGAGTTAGTCAGCAAACGTCCACGGCTCCACGCGCCGCAGCCTTGGCAGTGATAACGCGGGTACTGTCCGACTTGCGTACTACGGAACCCCTTACGCTGTACATGTGTGCTACCGCAGTTCGGGCATACCGGACCCGCTGCAGCTACTTGGGTGTAGTTCGCTACGTTAGGGTGTCCCGTAATCCACGGACGGAGGATAAGGTAGTACTCCTCCATAGCGATAACGTCAGGAATGTTATACGCCTTCATAGCTTCCCAAGCCTTCGGATTACCCGCAAGACATTCCTTCCACAACTCAAAGCCCGGAAAGTCTGTGTGCTTATCCTTCTTAGTCGTACACATTTTGTCCGTCAGATACTCAAGCTTAGCGCTAGTCATAGCGAAGCACTTACGAGTCTCAATCAACGTATCGATAATCTTGTACGGGGACGGAGGAGGAAAGCCGTGCAGGAACATACGCGCTTGGATCTTCTTAGAATCAAACCTCTTGCCATTGTGCGCAATGATAATATCCGCCTCGTCTAGAAGCTTCCACAGACCTTTAACCAGGTGCGTATCATCAAGCTTGTTGCGACGCTTAGAGCTATCCTTATAGATAATCTCTGGCGAGTCCAGCCACTTAGCGCAGTAGCTAAGGATTGCCCACTCCGCGTTAATCTGATTCAAAGAAACGTTCTGCTGCCACAGCGACCACACGTAGCCGCTAATCGGGGCCGTTTCGATATCGATGCTCAGGATACGAGGATAGGTTTTCTTCATTGTGCGGCCTTATTAGCGGCTCGCTTCGCACGCGCGGCCTTGTTACGTTTAAGCCGTGCGGCCTCTTTCTTTTCGTCGGGAGTCTTATACGTGTGATGCAGGAGGTACGTAGGTTCGCGTTCGTACTGCTCTACGTATGTTGCGCATGCTCGTAGTGTTTCCGGTACGCTAAGATGCTTCCCCATTGCACGCGCTGCGTTCTCAATCTTGCCAAGTCTCGAATTAACCCAGCTAGGGAGCGTGCCCCTGTGCATCCCTGTTTTGTGGCAGTGATCGGCTACTTTGTCGTCTCCAAGGTGATACCCTGTAATCGGACATTTCCCGCCCTGCTGTTCAGCCTGAATTTCCCTAAGTTCCGGAAGCTCAGACTGTTTGATTTTTACTAAGCTCATTTAGCTCCGTGGTTACGCGCTGCTCCAGCCGTTCTAATGCGCGTTTGATATGTGGGCAATCCGGGAAGGCTTCCGATACGTTGGCAATAGACGCTTGTGCGTCCGTACGCAGCCATAGGAGGGCGGCTTGTTCGGCTAGGGCGTCAGGCCAGAGGGAACCGTAAAAGTCCGCGTAGGCCGTTTGTACGTGATCGTAGGCTTGTCCACAGGACGTAGCACTAGCGAGATAGCGTCCCGCTGTGGCTTCGCCGCATTGCTTACCGAACATTTTAGGTAGGCCCGGTATATTGTCAGCGGTGTCCCCTTGCAAAAGCTGTAGGTAAAACCACTTTCGTCCATACTGCAGGCCATCAGAACCAATGACATCGTAATCCCCCGGCTTAACTTCAGTAAGCTCGTAAGTCATCCAATTAATATGTAGACCAGGAAGCATGCGCATATCTTTATCTCGCGTGGAGATAGCTACACGGGACTGACTAGCGCAATACGCCATACCATCGTCAGCTTCCCGCGTCATCCACAACTTAGGCTTAAAGTTAGGCCCTTCGTAATGCTCCAGCACGTCGCGGAGATACGCCCAGTTCTTAGGCTTACGCCCTGTGCGCTGCCCTTGATACGCCTTTACCGTTGCAATGAGATACCGACTAGCCTTAGTACACGCTGCAGACGAGAGATGTAGGGTGACTGACTCAGCACCGCATAGCCTCCGCGTCGTGTCGATTCGGCCCATTGCGTTTTGACGTGCTCTACCTGGCTCGCAGTCATCGTTCCCGGCACAGTAATATGCGAGGTAATCCCCGTCCACGTGCAACGTGAACCCGGATACAGTAGGTGGGAAAACGCCCGCTCCAAATTGCGGGCTGTTCTCTGCCGCCTCCGCGATCTTAGCTCGGAGGGCGTCATTCATTTAAATTGCGGAAAGCGGATCGCTACCAGCCTCTCCAGCGGCCCCGCTACTCTCCGGCGTCTCAGCATCAGGGAGATCAGCCTCAACGCCACCAGAGGCCACTACAGCGGCCAGTGGGTGTGCTGCCCAGTTACGCGCCTTAATGATCTTCTGTTGGATCACGTTCTTACTGCGTGCAGGAGCTACTACCTTGTCCCCTTCCTTGCGTGCTTCCCACTCGCCCGGAATATGGATACTGTCCCACATCTCCTTATCAGCGATATCCCAGATAAACGCCTTAAGCTCAGTGATAGCGGGAGCGACTTCCAACAGCACAGCCTTACCCGTAAGCGGGTCTTGTACCGTGGTTCCCTTAACGTTATAGCCGTTCGGCCCCTTAAGGTTAGCGTAGACCTTCTTACCGTCCTTACTCTTCTTATGGAAGACTTCCACTACAAACGCTTCGCCAAGCAACTCCGCCATGTGCGTAGCTTTGCCCGCGTAGTTCATTGCAGCGAACAGCTTAAAGAAGTTAGCCTTCTCGTTAAAGCTAAGCGTCTCCTGCACGGTAACGCGGATAGGGATAAGTTCCCCGCTGTCAGTCTTGCGCGGCTCGTGGTTAGGCCCACTAAGTTCAAAGACCAAATCAACCTTAGCGCGGTCCCGTTTCTGGCCTTCGTACTCCTCTTCGTGCGTACCCATTTCGAAGTAACCGACGAGACGAGCACGGGCCAAACCTGCAGCCGGGGGAGTGTATTCGCCGCCGCCCTGCTGCGCTTCACTCATGTTAGGCCCAGTGGCCTTCGCTGCTGCAATCTTTGCTTTAAGGTCGTATGCTGCCATGTGTAGTAATCCTTATTGATTGGTGGAAATTAGGTAGGCGTTAGCTTCTGCTACTCGCGCGTCCATTAGGGTTTTATAATCCGGGTTAAGCTCGCAGCCTATGTAGTTTCGCCCGTTGCGTACTGCTACCTCTGCCGTGGTTCCGCTTCCCATAAATGGGTCAAGTACGATACCTCCCGGCTTACTTCCTGCTAGTACGCACGGTTCGATTAGCTTGGGCGGGAATACCGCGCCGTGTGCGCCCTTGTATCTAGCAGAATTAACCGACCATACATCGCGCTTCCGTCTCTTTCCTCCGTCCGCTGCGTCTTCCTGGATAGCCTCGAAATCGAAGTAATATTTCTGCTTCTTAGACAGTAGGAAGATATGTTCGTGAGAGCTAACGCAACGGTCTGTAACACGTTCTGGCATAGTGTTAGGGCTATGCCAGATAATTTCCTGCCTAAGAAACCACCCATCAGCACGCAGAGCGAGAGCTAGTGTCCATGGAATACCTATAAGGTCTTTTGCCTTCATCCCGTCTGGAACCTTGCTACCCTTTCCGCCAGCGGCTTGCGTCTCGCTATGTTTCTTTCCGCCCTTGGTACTAGGAACTTGATACGATCGGTTAGCCGCGTAGCTATCCCCGATGTTTAACCAGAGCGTGCCATCGTCCTCTAGCACGTCCTTAACACATCGGAATACCTCTACAAGCGCGTCAATGTACGCGTAAGGATCGTCCTCTAACCCAATCTGCCCGGTGTGTCCATAGTCCCGCAAACCGAAGTAAGGAGGGCTAGTAATGCACGTTTGCGCTTTTACTCCCCGCGCTGAGAACTCCCGCAATGCTTCCCGGCAGTCCCCAAAGATTATTTCATTCAATATCAGGATACCTAAGTATTAGTGTGTGAGAAAAGAGGGCGTATAGCCGCTCATGTACTGCTTACGTAGATCAATGCGGAACCCGTCCGCTAGTGTGTCGAACTCGTCAGTAAAGCCGTTCTCCTCCATCATTGAGTTACCGTGTACCGTAACGCTAGGCACAGGAACGGGGATGCTCCATCCAAAGTAGAATTCAATGAAGGTGGACGCCTCCAGCATGCAAGCGTGAAGCAGCGCGGAGGATTCAGCCAACACGGACTTATGCGAGTCTTTATAGAGTGCATCGTGACACTGGTTAATCAGCAACGCCTTACCGCCAAAGTTCTTACGCGCATAGAATGCGCGAATAGATAACCACATACCAGCCTTAGCCCACTCAGCACCAGCCCCCTGTACCTCGTAGTTAGCAATTTCCGTGGGGCTGAAAGACTGCGGCATACCGCCCTGCCTAATCAACCAGCCAGGTGCGGGAGATTCGCGGTAGCTGTACACCTTGTTATCTGGCGTAACGCTATAGCCCTTGCCAAGCTGACACATTAGCCCCTTGACTTCCGGGTGCGGCTGGATGTTCTGAGTAGGCCTACGGGACCGCTTAATCCGCTGTTCCTTCTCTTTGTTATATGCGGCCAATTCAGGATAACGAATCTCCTCAGCTTGGATAAGCGCTTTAACATCCTCAATGTCCATCCCTGTACTGTCTGCAATCTTTTGCGCACCAGCCCCGTAGGCACGTTGAAAACTGAACTCCTTAGCGCCTTGTCGTTTCTTAACCCATTCCTGTATCGGTGCAATGCCCTTAGCCTTATCACCCTTGCACTTAAGTACAGCCTCCTCGTAGCTAATCCCTTCCTTCTGTGAGACGCGTACACAGTGCATATCCAGACCTTGTTTCAAGTCTTCGATAAGCTGCTTACAGCCGGTCAAGATAGCCTGCACGTACACTTCTAGCGCGGTAAAGTCGGACTGCACAATCTGCCCGTCCGTACCGAAGCGAGAGATAAACACGGTCTTAACCTGGCTACCTGATAGAAGCTCTCCGGTTACTTCGTCAATCGCCCCCTTGGGCACGTTCTGCAGGTTAGGATTAGACGAGGAGAACCGCGCGGTAACGGTGCTAGTGTGGTTGATGCTGTGGTGAATAATGCTATCAATGCCCACAAGCGTAAGCATCCCCTTATATTCGCCGGTCTTTTCGTCCAGTGAAATATAGTAGGTGGTTAAATCTTTGGACAGCTTAGCAACGCTAGCCAGCGTCTTAAGGAACGGGATATTCCGCACGCCTAGCAGCGTAATCACTTCCTCAGCTACGGAGTACAGTCCTTCCGTGCTGCTAGCCCATTCTGGTTTAGGCTCCGTATGCCCTGGGAAATCATAGAAGAAATCCCGCATAGCAGACTTAGGCTTAGTCAAGTCGTCACACTTGATAGTCTTAGTCTTGTACTCCCCAGTGTTCTTACCGGATAGAAAACGGTGTGCTTCCGGCTGGTGTGGCAAGCGGTTATAGTCCTCTACCGCCATAGTCTTATAGGTTACTTCGCGCTTTCCGTCTACGACATTAATGCTAGCGACTTCCTTTAGGACTACGTGCTTTTCTTCCTTCTGCGTGTAGGCTTGGGAGCCGTCCTCATTGAGGATAGGGGTACGCTTAGCATACTTCACCGTACCGCCAAAGATAAGCGGACTAAGGTGATAGCGGTTAGACCAATTGAAGTCAAAGGGTAGATCAGTGGGAAGATACTGGCGTAGCTCTGTAGTGATTTGGTCTAGCTTGGTCTTTAGTTCTGCTGCTAGCTTAAGGCCTAGCGGCTTATCTACGTACATGCCATTTTTCATCATCTCGATAGTGCATAACATAGAGCCACAGTTAAGCAAAATCGACTTCACCTGTCCCGTCTTACGTGCCTTGGCTAGCTGGCCTTTAAACACCAATTCCGTATTTCCGATGTCGCCGTGTGCGCGCTGCTCCTTAGGGATATCGTCACGGTGCATCGTACCGATTAGGTAATCCATCAACAATTGCTTATCGATGTCTGGAGTATCTATACCCGCGCCCCACATTGCCTTAACTTCGTCAATCTTGACGTTACCACCGTAGCTAGGCACAAGCTCATCTAGGGAAATCATATGCGATGACGGGGCCATACCTTGCAGCAGATACTCAGCTAGGGCTGTATCCCATATGTTGCCTCCGGCTGCTACCCACTCTTGCCACGCCTCATAATTTTGAGGCTCACGAATAGCGTGCAGAATATCGAAAGAGATGTTCTGCCCTACTAGGAGTGTTGTTCCCTTAAGTAGCTTAGTGAAATAGTCGAAGGGCTTAAGGCCGCGTCCGAAATATTCGCCAGTACAAAAAATATCTCCTTGCCGCTTCCAACCAGACGCAACAATAAAATTAGACTCTAAAAAAGACGATGCTTTCCGCTTCATGTACGTAGCGGTAGTCGTCTCATAGTCCATGACGCAGTAAGTTATATCGGTCTCCTTAGTTAGTCAGTTCCGCGTACCTATCCAGAAACGCCCGCTTAGCCCTAGACGCTGACATAGGCTCTATGCTCTGCTCCAGCGGCTCAACGCCAGCGAACGGGAACCACGCTACCTCGTCAGTCTCGCTACTGTTCTTAGTAGGTCGCGGCATCAAATCCCGTTTCTCCGTTACCAGCATACGCAAATCCGCTTGCTTGATACTAGGGTCTAGCGGGAATGGCAAATCGAACGTCTGGCAGATAACCCGCTCTACCCTATGCTCTATAACCTTGTACTCAGGGATAAGCTGCTTAAGCGGCGTAGACACGTCCCCTAGATACGCCTCCGCTGCGTCGTGCAATAACCCTTGTAGCGCGAACTCTGGCGGGACAATCCGGGATACGGTTACGCTATGCTGGGCTACGCTGTAGAAGCAGGATGTATGTCCAGTGAAGCGGCAGATACGGGAGAGTGCTGTAGCAATGTCTACGATAGACACGTCCTTAACTTGCGGGTCAAGGAAATTGAAGTAGCGCCCTTGGTACGTGAGGATGTTAGGCGTTACCTTTAGCTGTGGTCGTGCGCTCATTCCACCAACGTATAGTCAGGGAACTTAGCTAACATACGCTCTACTCTTTCCGGGTTTTGCCAGTTAAGGGCCGACTCGTAAAAGGTGATTGTATGGTTAGCTACGTCCTTATTGAACGCTTCCGTTAGATGCAACCCGCCTAGCTTGTGATACGTTGCCTTGCATATACCGAAGTCGAAATGCTTTTCTACGTACTCCTGCAGCGTGGCACAGTCTCCAATTTCTAACTTGTCCAAAAGCATTACTTGGATAGGCTTACCGTCAGCGGCAATCGTACCAGTGTTATATACAACAAAGACACACGCA